GTCATATTTTCATACTGATTTCTAATATATTTTATTAATTGTGTTTTAATATTATTAGTATATTCTAAAATATTATTTATTATTTTATATTCTCCTTTTATAAGCATTTCACATATTACATTTTCTAAAATATTATTAATCTTAATAATTTGTAATTTAAATTTTTTACAACAACTTGTTCCAACACTTATTGTATGCTTAGTAAATATATTATACATATAAATAATATTTTTTAGTGTATGTTGACATATACATAACCCTGTTTTTTCTTCTCTTTTTTCTCTATAAATTTCACGCCATTCTGTTTTTGCTATTTTTAAATCTTTGCTTTTAGATAATTTTAGCAAATGTATATTAAACTTATATATTACTTCTGACATCTGTTATTTATATGAGTAATTTACCGAATTATTTTTAATTCAATTTTATATAAAATAATCGACATTTAAAATTAAAAAAATAATTTTTAACTATGATACAAAATTTATACATAAATTAATAATTTTACATTTCAATCATATCCATAAATTTAAATAATGATTTATTTGTTAAACTTTTATAATCTTTAGTTTTACTATTTGCTATTTTTACAATTATTTGATTTATAGTTAATCCTTCTATTAAATAATTTTCACATTCTACATCTTCGTATAGTTCCTTTTTATACATAATAGCTACATTTTCAGTAAGTTCATCTACTTCATTTTTTTTGTCTTCTACTAAAATAAAGTTATATATTTGGGATAATAAATTACTTATAATCTTTAAAATTCTACTCTTGGTAATCATACCATTATTCATTAAGTTAATATAAAATGCTCCTAATGATTTACGTCTTTCGTTTATTTTATTATTCTCACAAAATTTATCATAGTTGACTTTCGAATCAACATATTCAATATTATTAAATAAATCTGTAAAATTATTTAAATTATCTTCAAATATCGTTTTTATAATATCATATTTCATACATAAATTAGAATAAATATCTGCATACATTTTAGAATAAAATCTGTTTGTAGAAGCAATATCAAATATAATAGAACTTAATTTTAACATATCCTCATTAGTTATATTTTGAATAATTACTGCATCAATGACTTCAATAATTTTATTATTAATATCAATATAATTCTTATCAGTTAATTTATTTAATTGTGCTCTTATAATATCAATTTGAGCATCAACACCCACCTTCTCCTCCATTTTTGTAGTTTGGAAACTTCTTATGGCATCCCAATCATCATCATTCAAAACTTCCATTGATTTATTACCACGTTTTTTCTTATTTAATTCTTTATTGCTTGAATCTGTTTTTAATACATTTTCTCTCTTTTGAAATATAGGAGTTCTAACATAATCAGGTGAGCCAACCTGTAAAGATAATTCCGATATTATTTTTAATGTCTTTTCGGGTAATATATAATCAAACCCTTGAAAAATAATATCATTCGTATTCTCTAGTGTATACCTTAAAGTTTTAGTAGTCATTGTTTGGTATAATAAATATATATATTTGCATTTATATCAATTTTTTTTAAAATATTATAATAAAATAAAATACACTTAAATAGATTTGACAATAATATATTAAATGACAACTACTGACCACTCGTTTAACGATACAATTAATGAAGAAGCATATGATTCTTCATATGAAATACAATCTTGGGATGATTTAAATTTAAATCCTAAAATTTTGCGAGGTATATTTGCATATGGTTTTGAGAAGCCCAGTCCAATTCAACAAAAGGCTATAAAACCGCTTATTATGGGCAAAGATATTATTGCGCAAGCACAATCAGGTACTGGCAAAACAGCAACATTTACAATTGGTGCATTAGCTAATGTGGATGTTACTAATAATACCACTCAAGTATTAGTATTGTCTCCAACCCGTGAATTAACTACCCAAACTGCAAAAGTATTTAGTAGTTTAGGTGATATGATGGATGGATTGCGTGTACAAGTTCTATTTGGTGGATCTAGTGTAGAAGAACACAGTAGTTTTTCTAACAAAAATGTACCGCACGTTATATGCGGATGTACTGGTCGTGTTTATGATATGTTAAGACGTGATAAAATAACACTTAAAACTCTTAAATTAGTTATATTGGATGAAGCGGATGAAATGTTATCCTCTGGCTTTAAAGAGCAAGTCTATAATATTTTTCAATATTTCAATAATAATATCCAAGTTGCATTATTTAGTGCAACATTACCTCCATCAGTTTATCCTATCATTAATAAAATTATGCGAAATCCTGTAAGAATAAGTGTTAAGAGAGAAATGTTGACACTTGAAGGAATTAGACAATTTTATATTGCTGTTGATGATGATAGACAAAAATATGCTACATTAAAAAATCTATTCTCGTTTTTATCTGTATCTCAGTGTATTATTTATTGCAATAGTGTTAAACGAGTTGCTGACTTATTTGATGCAATGAAAGAAGATGAATTTCCGGTTTGTTGTATTCATAGTAATATGGAAAAGTCTGATAGAGATGCAGCATTCAACGATTTTAGAAATGGTAAGTCTCGTGTTATGATTTCTTCCAATGTAACTTCACGTGGTATTGATATTCAACAAGTAAGTATTGTAATTAACTTTGATCTTCCTAAATGCGTACATAATTATTTACATAGAATAGGGAGAAGTGGTAGATGGGGTAGAAAAGGTGTGGGAATTAATTTTATTACTAGACGTGATATTATTAAAATGAAAGAAATTGAAGGACATTATTCTTGTCAAGTTGTTGAAATGCCAAATGATTTAGGGTTTTTACAAAGTTTTTAATTTGGTAAATACGCAAAAAATACAGGTTTATATTCACTAATTTTATATTCGTAAAATAAATTTATTATATTTCTAGGTAAAAATATAATGAATGAAGAATTATCTAAACTAGATGACATTAACGATTTTTTTAAATTACCAATTTATTATAACACTGATAAGATTGAACTTAAAAAAAATATTATTACTGATTTAGAATTAATATCAACAATTGACCAATCAAGTAATCCTATTTATTCGTATTATTTTAACTATGATAATGATGTATCAAAAAAAATAGTAGAACAAACTGCAACTTATTATACAACTGATGTCTGTTTCTTACAAGATACACAACAACTTTTGAGAGAACATAAAAAATTACCCAGCAAATACACTGATATTTCACCTAATTATAAAAATATAATGGATATTTGGAACGAATTAAAAATACAATCCGGATTTAAAGAAAAATACTATTATGTTGACTGGCAAATGCTCGAATTCTTAAACAAATCATCTATGTTTTTACAATTTATGAGTATTTATAATTTACTTTCACCTATACTTTCTCTCTTTATGCCAATTATGATTCTAATTATTCCTTTTATTATTCTTAAAGCAAAAGGAATAGAAATAAATACTGAAGAGTACTTACAAGTTTTATCTATAATAGCACAACAAAATGCTATCGGAAAATTATTCACAACTAATTTTTCTGAAATTAAAATACACGAAAAAATTTATATAATCATTTCTGCTGCATTTTACTTATTTTCCATTTATCAAAATATTATGATTTGTGTACGTTTTAATAACAATATGTTAACCATTCATCAACATTTTAAAGAGATTAATAAATATTTGACTACAACTATTTTATCAATGGAAAATTATTTGTCATCATCTAATCAACTAACAAGTTATAGTGATTTTAATACAAACCTTCGAGAGAAAATTGACATACTAAAAGTAATCAAAAATAAAATTTCAAATATTTCTGACTATAGTATTTATAATGTTAATAAACTAACTGAAATAGGTAACATATTGAAATATTTTTATGAATTACATAATGATAAAATATATGATAATGCGATTATGTATTCCCTTGGGTTTAACGGTTATATTGATTGTATAGAAGGGTTAATAAATAACATTGAAGAGAGAAAAATCAACTCGACTTTATTCATTAATGAAAATAAAAAGACCATACTTAAGAACAGTTACTATGCTTGTTTAAAAGATAATAATCCTATTAAAAATACCATCAAATTTAAGAAAAATATTATTATTACCGGACCCAATGCTTCTGGAAAAACAACCATTTTGAAATCAACCCTTATTAATATCATATTTAGTCAACAATTTGGATACGGATTTTATGATTCTGCAAAAATTTCACCATTTAAACATATTCATTGCTATTTAAATATTCCAGATACATCTGGAAGAGATAGCTTATTCCAAGCTGAAGCAAGACGTTGTAAAGAAATACTAGATACAATCAATCTGAATAAAAATGTACAACATTTTTGTATATTTGATGAATTATACTCCGGAACTAATCCAGAAGAAGCGATTTCAAGTGCTACAGCATTTATGAATTACTTGATAAAATATCATAATGTATCTTGCTTATTAACAACACATTTCGTTAAAGTATGTAAGTCATTAAAGAAAAATAAAGATATTGTTAACTGCTGTATGGTTACAACAAAATTAAACAATAAATTAGTATACACTTATAAACTAGATAAAGGTATTTCTAACGTTAAAGGTGGGATTAATATTTTAACAGAAATGGATTATCCATCTGAAATTATAAATGATACTATTAAAAATGATGTTAAACATAAGTAAAAGTCAAAAAATTTTTATATTTAATTATATATATTAATAATAAATGGATGCGTTAATTGTATATATTTTTTGTTATGATATATGCTTTTATTTTATTCACAGGTTACTCCATACAAAGTATTTATATTTTATCCATAAAATACACCACAAAAAATATAAACCAGAATATTATGACTTTTATACAGTACATTTGTTAGAAATACCTATACAAAGCATAGGATTGATAATAGCAGTATATTTGTATAAATTATATTTATATCAATTAATGTATGCTATTATATTTATAAATATACGAGGTATATTGACACACGATGAAAGGTTTGTGAAATTAATAGGATATCATCATTTATACCATCACAAATATATAGTTTATAATTATGGTGAGTACTGGTTAGATTACCTATTTGGAACAAATATACCAAATAAAACAAAACTAATAAAAAACAATTAAATATATAAATTCGTTAGTTAGTGAATTAATTAATATCTACTTTTTGTAATAAATGACTTCTTTTGCAGATTTATTTAATCCAACATTTTTAATATTTTTAGGAATAATACTATTGGTTACTGCAATATTGTTCTTATATTTTGAAAATAAATTACGAGAACAAAATCATAAAATTTCCTCTATGTTTAGTTTAGTTTCTTCTTTAGCCGAAGAAGTAAATGGTGTTAAATCAGGATTAAATAATTTATTAACAATAACGATGATCGGTGCTGGACACGATAATCATTTTTCCAATCAATCAAATTTTCAACCTTTTAATCATTTAGAAGAAAATTTGAATACTTTAAACGAAGAAAATAATTTAATTGTTGTTTCTGATGATGAAGATACTGATAATGAAGATGAAGAAGAAAATGAATATGAATATGAAGATGAAGATGGAGAAGATAGTGATAATGAAGATGAAACAAATGATTCTGAATCAGAAACATCTGATTCAAATGAAATAGAGGAGTTAAATGATGAAGAAGACAATATTTGTATGTCAACATCAAATGATATCAAAATTCTAAAATTAAACTTAAATCTTGATTCTAATATTTATGAAACATCTGAAATGGAAGAATTTGAGGAATTAAATGATGAAAATGATAATGTTAATGAAGTTGAATTCATACCATTAAATAATGATGACAATAATGAAAATGATGACAATAATGAAAATGATGACAATAATGACAATAATGACAATAATGATATTTCTTCGGAATTAAAAAAAATAAATGTTAATTTAGAAGAACGAAAAAACATAGATTTAATTGAAAATGTTGATTACAAAAAATTACCATTAAATAAATTAAGAAGTGTAGTAGCAGAAAAAGGATTAATCGTAGATGCATCAAAATTAAAAAAACCCGAAATGCTTAAATTGCTTGGTGCCGAATAAGATTTTTATCTTGTGATTATATAACATGAGTTGGGCAACTTGTTATTCGGGGTCAAATAATATTCATTTTAATTTTCCACCTATAATGGCTGATGGTAGAAATTACGCTTCTTGGCAACCTTCTGCTGTTATAAATCAAAGAATACAACAACAAGAAGGTATCAAAAATAATTGGCAATATCGTCAATATTTACAACACAATGGAATACATATTATGAAATATAATAACGCTGAAGCTTGTTATGATTTGGGATTAGACCCACACGTACAATCTGGTAAAACACCATCTAATAATGTACCTTATAAATTCAAATCAACATTTGATACCGCTACACCAGGTTTCGGATATTGCAATAGTGATTTGAAAAATCCATATTTATCTAGAGAACAATTAAATTCAAGAATGATTGCTCCATCTATTAACCCTAATAATTTTACAAATTAATAAATATAGTAATAATATAGTAATAATATAATTTATAATGTATTTTCTATTAGCAGTCACTTCATTATTGAAAACATTTAGTCCATATTTAAGAAAACATATATTGGATTCCATAGAAGGTCACGAATATATGTTCATAAATACTTTTTTTGTTGCATTGTTCGTTTTTTTATATTTTATGTATAAGATTATTTATCACGATGATATGTTTGATAAATTAGTAAATAATATGCAAAGACTCACATTCTTACAAGTTATTTATTTTATCTTAATTGCATTCATTACAGTTGTTTCGTCCATTGTAATTATTAATTTAGATAAGAATTTCAATACACCTCTAATAAATTCAATGTTATCTAAAGGAATAGCAGCAGTTATGTTGTTATTCGTAGCTACAATTATTTATAAAGAAAAATATAACTTAAAACAAGTATTTGGAATATTTTTAACTGTAATAGGATTATTTCTTATTAATTGTAAAAAATAATTATTAACAATAAAGGATATAATAATAATTTAATAACTTAATATTATATGAAAATATTGTCTATAGATGTAGGTATAAAAAATTTAGCATTTTGTTTATTTGAAAAACCAAATGACTCAGAGCATTTTAAAATTACAAAATGGGATACTGTCAATATTTCAGAACAAGAAACATTAAAGTGTTGTTTTATAGAAAAAAATGTAATATGTAATAAAGTAGCAAAATACAAAAAAAATGACAAATGTTTTTGTTTAAAACATTCTAAAAAACAACCATTTCAAATACCTTCATCAGAGCAAAAACCTACATTTATAAATAAACAAAAAATACAAAATTTATATGAAATTGCTAATAAACACTTAATTACATTTGAAAACAAAATTAAAAAACTTGAATTAGCTAATTTGATTAATGAACATATAGCAACAAATTATTTTCAATGCATCGAGAATATTAATGCGTCAGATGTAAAATTATTAGATATTGGACTCAATATTAAATTACATTTTGATAATTTATTTTCACAAGAACACTGTATAAATTATGTTATTATTGAAAATCAAATCAGTCCTATTGCGACACGAATGAAGACTATTCAAGGTATGTTGGTACAATATTTTGTAATGTCACAAGTTTTTGTAGATAATATAGAATTCATTTCTGCCTCCAATAAGCTTAAAGATTGCAATATTAAACAAAAAACTAAATATAGTGAACGGAAAAAAATAGGAATATCAAAATGTTTAGAAACTATTTCATCTGATTTCAGATTTAATGAACACTTACAATATTTTAATTCTCATAAAAAAAAAGATGACTTATCTGATTCATTTTTACAGGGTTTATGGTTTATAAATG